CAGGTCCAGTACTAAACATTAATGGATGATTTGCTCCACCATATACTTCGTTACTATTATCTGACTGATCAAAGATATAAGTTGAACCTCTTACTAAAGCATAGTTGGCAGGTTTTTCAACGCCATCAAAATAATATACGCCCGTAGATTGTCCTGCAACACTATCTACACCTATCGTTACTGCAATATTAACAGTAGATATAGTAGCAGAAGAACCTGTGCTATTGTAATATAATGTTCCGCCATTTAGTGTACCATCAGCAGTTGTAGAGAACTGCATAGGATGAGAACTATTTGAACTATCTGCTTGATCCCATATTATGAGGTAGTTTTTCTTAACTTTAATATTTTCTGGAGCAAGGTAGAATTGACCTGGCGTAAAATTACCAAACTCTGATGCATCAGCACCAAACTCGATATAAAACAGACCATTAGGGAAAGTGATAGGATCACTTGCCACTCGAAACTTAAATCCATTTGAACCTAGGCATAGATCTTGATCTTGAAAAGCACCACCACTCGTGTCTCTCAAGTATACTCTAGTTATAACATTTAAATTATTTCTAACAACCTTCGCAATAGTTCCTCTTGCAGTCCCTGCCACCTCATCTACTATTCTACCTACTTCTACATTACCTAGAGTTTCATCTACAGAATCAACTATTAACATTACATTATCAAGTTCAGTCTTAACAGTCCATGTAAACTGTTCTTGAAGTCCCCATTCAAATACACCATTTGCAAGTTTGAACTCTTCTAGAGTTTTACTTGTATGATAATAATATACTTGATTATCTAATATTGCATCATATAGGTTTGTATTTTTGATGTAGTTATATTTTATAACATCAATAGGTAAGTTTGTAGGTGCACCACCTGCTGTACCCCAATCAGCAGTATGTAATAGACCACCATTTGCTAATATACCAACTGCCTGATTAGTTGAAAACTGTCTTGTACCTGGATTTGGAACATCTTTACCACCACGAAATACAAACTCTTGATTAAAAGTTCTATCAAGAATTGTAGTTGCTCCACCTGGTTGATACTCAGTTGGAAATATTTGAGATGGTTTAGGATGATTATCAGATACTATTGTTAATCTGTCAGTCTTTACTGTACCAGATGTAGCAAAGGTTCCTGTTGTTGGTGAGTTAGGATGACCTTGCCATATTCTATTAAAATCAAATGAATCTACTACGTTTGGTGTTTCTTGCTCAGGAATGATCTGCAAACGTAACGGATCGTATCCTCTCCCTCTATTTAAAACTCTAACATGTATTATTTGTCCACCACTATCAATGATTGGATATAACAATGCTTCTACATCAGGTGTGCCACATCCAGTCACAGTAAGTCTAGGAGGATCTGCAGGGTCATAACCTGATCCTCCATTTATTACTTTTACAGCACGAACACCGAATACCTCATCAAAGATGGGTTCGATACTTGCACCTGTGCCTGGGACAGTCCTTGTCATTTATTATGATACGACGTAAATAGTTCCTTGCATTGCAGCATGGAGTGTACATTGATAATAAAGAGTGTTAGGAGCATCAAAAGGAACAGTCCAATACAAGACTGCAGTTGTACTACCAGATTGTCCTGTTGTATAGGGAGTTCCAGATAAACCCTGTGTGGATTGAATCCTAAATGGATGTCCTCCACCTTCAACCGTGTTATCAAACGCATAGGTGAAACCTCTATGCACATAAAGATCTGGGTCACGGTTTTCCCCTGCAGGAAGACCAGGTCCATTGATCAAGAAGTCATTACTTGCGTTTTCTACAGGTGCACCGATTTCATACCAAAGAATAGGACCAGTAGCAGGAGTTGGAATCCACTCAGATCCTGACCAATATATTCCATCACCTTGTGTTAAACCTGCTGTATTTGTATCAGTCAAAGCAGCAAATGTTGTTGTTAGAGTTCCAGAGAAGTTGACTGTTACTGTATCTCCAACGACTGCAGTAGTAATATTAGTACCACCTGCAATAGTTAGTGTATCTGTTTGACTGTTAGCAGTTGTAGATCCTGTGTCACCTGCAACAGATGCAAATAAGTTGATACTTCCAATACCTGCAGTATCATCAGCAGGTAACCATTTACTGCTAGATGTATTCCACTTTAGAACCTGACCATTAGTAGGAGGTGTTGTAGTTGTATCAATATCTGCTAATAAGTTTACACTAGAATATTCTGTTAATAATTTTGCTTGAGTATTACCTACACCACCTGCAGTGATGTTCATGTTTACATATGGATTATCGTCACCACTGACTGTAAAGAAATATCCTCTATAAGTTCCAACTGCAGGTGCACCTCCTAGTGCACTATATTCATTATCATATGTTATTGATGTAGGGAAGAGAATAGTTCCAGTAGCACCATCGAATACTGAAGTAACACCACCTGCAGCAAGAGCGATGTCACCAGTTCCGTTTGTAGCAACTGTTATATTATTATTGTTTGAAGAAACTATAGAATTTCCATTTGTATCTAACGCTCCAGTGAGGTTAGTATAATCTGATGGTAAAAATGTACTACCATTATATCTTAAAACTTGTCCCACAGCAGGGTTATTGGTGCTGACAGTTAATGTCGAACCATTTCCTAATGCTGCATATAATTCGTTAAAGTTGTCATTGACCTTATCGCCACCGACTCTCAGGGTGTCTCCCGTATTGTCGTTAGCAGCAGATCCCAGACCTATCGTTTGCTTGGCCATTGCTTGCTACAATTTTTAGTTATTTATGGGGTTTCGGGGTCAACTAACTCTTCACCGTATAGTGAAAGGTCAGGAGCAACATAATCATCAGGAACAACAGTGTCAACGCTGATGCCTGGACTTGAATATCCAGAACCAGTTGCACTAAGTTCAACACCTGCAACACCAACTAGTGCACGAATATTTCCATCGAAACCAGAGATGGAGTCTATTCTAACAGTTGGTCTAGTTGTGTATCCAGAACCACCGTTAGTTACTTGAACCTGATCAATGAATCCAGATGTCAAGACCGCAGTTGCAGATGCGTTCTGACCGAAGACAGATCCAAGATAATCAAATGTAATCAGAGAGTTAGAAGATTCAATAACAGCAACTTCTCTATCTGATGTTTCACCTTGTATATCAATAAAGTCACCTGGTTCGATTGGAGGTACAACTTCAGCAGCGTCAACGTCTGCTTCAGAACCAACATATGAGAAGGCAACAAATGTTGATCCAAATCTAGGAACTTCAGAGAAGATGATTCTAGAACCAACAATCTCAAAACCAACTCCTGGTTCTTGGATAACACCATTGAGTGAACAAATAATATTGTTCTCAGGTCTTATCACACTAGACTGTACACCTTCAGTCAATGTCAAAGAGTAGAACACATCGTTACGTTTCAAGTTGAATGACTGTCTCAATGAGTCAAACTCGAATGAAATATCATCTAACTGTCTTAGTTTACCAATATAGAATCCAGTAAATGATGCACCTAAATCTGGTGGTTCAGTAAACTGAATCTGGTTGGAGAACGCTGTGTATGCGTTTGTAGCACCTGGTGGTTGTAATATACCATTAATGAATATTAAGAGGTGTCCTGCGGGATCTGGGAGGTAACTAGTACCATTCGTAATGGTGAGTGGGAATGTTGTTGTAGAACCATCAAATCCTTTAAAGGATCTCTTGACTCTTGCCTTAAGATCAACTTGTGAGAATATAACAGCACCGTAATCATCAGGTCCTCTAATAGCATCTCTGACACCAAATGATCCTGTAACATCACTTAAGTATAGACGCTTGTTAATACCATCAACACGAACGTCTTGTACAAGAGCAGCACCTTGACCTGCAGTTGTAACTATAGTTGCGATAGAAGCATATCCAACGGGGAATGTTGCTGCTAACCCGTAGTCTCCAATCTGATCACCAATAGAGAATGTTCCTTGATATTCAATCATGTAGACATAGTTGTTGGCAATATCAACATCAGTGATAATACCATATACAGATGAAACTTGGTTACCACTAACAACCTTATAAAGTCTGTTTCCAACACTGAAGTTGTTGAGATTACTGATAATATTAATACCAAATCTCTTATAACCTCTTGATGCGATTCTATCACCAACACCGATATCTAAACCTGCATACTTGTTGACTACAATGTATTGTCTAGAAGATTCTGGATATACAACTGCAGTTGTTTCAAATGTTCCAAGTAGAGATTCGGTGTCAACAGTTAATTTACCACCTGTGTTATCTGTAACTGCTGCTTGATTCTTTAAGAATGAAGTAGGTTGTGCGGTTGCACCAGAAGTATAACCCTTGAATGGAACGTCAGCAACAAAGTCTCCTTTAAGATCAATAACATGAACACGAGTTTCAATAGCACTAATCTGAGCAGCAGTAGAGTTAGTTGCACCAATCACATTATCTGATATTGCCCAAGGACCTGCTGTTACTTGTACATCTAGATACTTGAAGTTCTCATCTGAGAAGAATCCATATACCTTACCTGTAACAGATGGTGTACCTTGTTTAGATACAGTTTCATTCATAGTGTAAGGACCATCTGTTATATCACCATCTATTCTAAATCTTGAGTATACTTGTACAACTAGACCTTCGTTCTTCGTTATACTCTCAACTTCAGCGTATGTGTTACTTAATGTACCATATGCAAAGTCGGAGTTATTAACACCACCAGTTATTCCAACAGGTATTGATCTTCCAGTTGTGTAAACTTTAGTTGGAAGTTGAATACCATTTATTGTGTTCAACTGAATGTAAGATGTATCATTCTTAAGTTGATTTCTAATGATTCCTAAAAGATATCTAATCGAAGCAGATATAGAATCCTTAGTATAATCTGATGCAGCAGTGCTATCATAGAATGAATAGAATCCTGCGTTTGTTGAAGGTGAGGTTAATGATCCATCAAGAGATGCAATCATATATGTTTGAAGGAGATCTAGGATGTAGTTCTTAATATTAAATGATGTATCCGCATAGAATAGTTGACCACTTTGTGCTTGATATGGGTCAAGAGCATTCTTAGTAAGTTTAGCACCCCAAACAATAATACCAGTTGATCCATCGCCTGACCAAACAGTAGAACCAGTTGCACTCTTGATGATAATTTTGTTTCTTAGAGTTGTGAAACCAAAGGAGAATGTAGCAGTAATATAACATCTATACCAACCATCTCCTAGAGGGAATACACCGAATGCTTGAGCAGTAATACCACCTTGAGGTGTAAAGATAGTTCCTGCTACACCATTTGTAAGGTTAAGATCAAAGAATACGTTTTGCTCACCAGATCCGCCTGGATCAAGTTGCATTTGGAATCTTATTGATTGTGAACCAGATCCTTTAATAAATGCTGAGAATGTAAATGTTTGAGTTTCTTGTGCACCAACAGCACCAGTATCAAATGATTCATTTGTACTATCAAATGTAGTTGTACCAGAATCGAATGTTTCAAACGCAGTTAAGTTGAAGTCTCTGTTTATTTCATGTTGATTATTAACACCATTATTAGGAGTTACATCTTCTGCAGTTTGTGAATCATCAGGAGCAAGAGTTGCAACGTTATTAGTGATTGTTACACCAGTTGTAGGTGTCCAGTTAACTGCATATGCTTCTGGATTTGTCCAAAGGTTTGTACCTGCAGTCTGACCAGAAACTGTAGATGTTATTGTTCTAGCATTAGCAAGAGTTCTTGTATTTGCTACTTGGGTATACCATGTATATCCAGATCCTACAGAATCTACAGTTGCAGTCGCACCAGATGTTTTACCTGTTAATGTATTTGTTGCAACCCATGCAGTTCCTGTGAATGCACCAACAACTAAGAAGTTAATATCAGGATTAAATTCTAATACAGTTGCATATCCTCCAACGTTGGATCTAACAACTTCACCAACTTGGAATGCAGTTGCACTTACACTTGAAATAGTGATTTGATATGCAGTTGTATTAGTTCTAATATTTGTAGTCTGTATATCATGAATAGTGTCATCTAATATTCCGTTAACAAAATCATCATAACTCCAAGATCCAGAACCAAACTGAGCAACAGTTTGTGTTTGTATTTCCTGTAAGTAATAGTTTCTATTATAAAGAAGATTTTTACTTGCACTTCTACCACTTGTTCTAGCAGGAGAGAGTATATTTGTAGCAATCTCTATCAATTCTTTCCATCTATTTTTAACAGATGTTGCATCAGTAAGAGTTAGAGAATCACGAACTGCAGATTGTTGTGTATGTAATGCACTGTATGCACCTGCTGTACCACCAGTATCTTCACCAGTTGCATATAATAAGTTGTCTATTGCTTTTAGACCAATAGTTTCTAGTTGAGTAATACCATAAACTGTTGCTAATAATATCTGTTCTGTTCCTCCAATCTGTAAGTTGTATTGTAATGCAGCAGTTAAGAACTTCTCTATTTCAGCAACAATACTGTTGTTACCACCAGTTTGTAAATCAGATATTCCACCGAGGATTATATCCTCAAGATTTTGTTGGAATGTTGAAGCACCTAATGCTCCACCTGTAAATGTAAATGCTTGGAACTGTATATTATTCAAGAGATATGTAAACTCTGTGGTCATTAGACCAGTTATCTCTTCTCTAATATACTCTCTATTGAAATATAATCTATCAGCAGCAGTATTGAAATCAGCAGAGGTCGGAGCAATAATATCATTGAGTAATGCAATAAGAGTATCGATTGCAGTCTTGACATTGGCACATCCACCTGCATCATTTGTTATACCCCAATCACCAACAATAATACCATCAGTATTATCATAAGTTAGATCTCCTGTAACTGCTTGTTTAGCATAGAATGCTAATCTTTCATGTGCATAAGCAGACTGATGAACCTGTAAACGGATATAACGTAACTCACTATTGTTACCAATGTAGAAACCTACAGCAGTAAGTATTCCATCATTACCACCATCTTCAATATCTTGTGCCAATCCATCTAATATTAATCCTAAGTCAGTCTTACAACGTAATGTACCATCTGTAGATGTACCATTAGCATTTCTAGGCATATCCAATGCAAGAGCAGGATATCTTTGTAACATATCATATGCTGCCTTATCAACGATAACTCTTCTGTTTGCACGAATTAAGTTAGCAGCATCACGGAATCTACCACGAGCATCAGTGTCTATTTGATTTGTGTATATTACATCATTTGTACCATTATGATAATCAACTGTTAATGGAACTTCAGAGAACGCATTTATTGTTGCACCAACAAACTCATATGCAGGTTCTGATTTAGTTA